GCCGTTTTCATTCCCCGCATCGCCGAGCGTAGGCGACCGAAGCACGCAGAACGGGCGAGTCTACGCGTGGAGCGGCTACGCATGGGAATTGGCGACGAACGGGCTGGCCGCCGCGGTGCTAGATGGGGCGATCACGGACGCAAAGGTCGCCACCGGCATCTCTCCGACAAAGATCGCGCAAGCCGGTGCTTACGCCTCACAACTCCTCTTCGGGTGACCAACAATGGCAGCACCGAATCTCCAATCGCCAACAACGATCAATGGCAAAACATCCGCGCTCAATCTCGCGGCCACGACCGAGACGGCACTCCTGACGAACGCCGCAAGCTCGGGGAAAGCGATTCGCGTGAAGAGCATCACGGTGGCAAACGTCAACACGAGCGCAACCGCTGACATCACGCTGCGGTACTATTCGGCCGCGAGCAGCGGCACCGCGTATCCGATCGGCCCGATCACGATTCCGGCCAGCGGTGCGATCGTGCTGATCGGCAGCGAGAATCCGATCTGGCTGGAGGAGGACCGCCGCCTGACCGTGCAGGCGAGCGCGGCGAACTACCTGACTGTGCTGTGCAGCTACGAGGACGCGAGCTAATGCAGACCGGCGAACCATGCTGGCGTGACGCGAGCGGCACGGCAGTGCTTGATCTGCCGTGGCGGGTGGTGCTGCCCGACGGCACCACGCGAACCGATCCGACTCAATGGTCCGAGGACGCCGATGTTCTGGCCGCGACCGGATGGCAGCGTTCCGCGCTCACAACGGACGACATCGCGGCACTCGCGCCGCCGACGCAGCCCGAGCCGCCGTGTTGGGCGACGCCCGCCGGCTGGAAGATCCCGGTCACGGTAGAGACCGTGTCGCTGCTCACCGGGCTGTACGTTCTCGCCGCCCGCCGCGATCAACTGCGCATGCCGCAGACCATCATCGTGTCCGACACGGCCGGCGAGCGGCACGCGATGACGTTCGCAGAGTTTGACTCTTTGATGCTCGCGTTCGGCGCGGCGATGGAGGCGGCGAATGTCACGACCTGACGGCGGGTTTGTATCTGGCTACGCCTCACCGCGATCTGACGCGGCCGTCGGCGTGTGGTCGTTGCGTGATGTTGCTCAAGCGCAGCGTGACGGGTTGTGGTTCGCACCCGACCCGCTGTTCAGCAGCGTCACGTTGTTATTGCGAGGGAAAGGCAGCAACAACAGCACGACATTCACGGACGACTCGTCCTCCGCTCGCAGTGTCACTGCGACAGGCAGTGCGGTAATCAGTACGACGCGGGCGAAGTGGGGCAGTTCCAGCATCTTCGTGCCCAACGGCGGCAGCGTGACGTTGGGAACCTCACCGCCAAATCTAATCGGCACGGGCAATTTCACCATTGAAGCGTGGCTGTGGCTCAGTGCGTCCGGGTCGCTAGGGCAGGGAGACGGCAACGTCATTACGCTCTCTGCTAGCAATGCGATTGCTACGTTTCGCGCGGGAGCGTTCACGGGCAGCTATAACCCAAGCGTGAACCTCGCGAACCGTTGGGTGCATGTGTGCATGATGCGTACTGGCACGGTCGGCCAAATATTCTTGGACGGATTACTCTACGGTGGCGTGACTATTGGCGCATCAAATAACAACTGGACTACCTCCGCGTTTGCGTTGTCTTGCTCTGGTACCGCGGGCCTGTATGCACAGGACATCAGAGTTACTTCGTCGGCACGGTACTCCACCAGCGGATTCACGCCGCCCAAGGGCGGGATGCCGACGCGGTGACCGTTGAGGACTTGCCATGCCACGCCGTCCTCGCGCTGTGATTCTTCCCTCAGAGTTTGACGACGCCGACGAAGTCGATCTGCCGGCTGGCGTGCCTGATAATGACGGATGGGTGCATCTTCGGAGGGACGAGACGCATGGCGAGACCGACGGACAGCCTGACGCCGGGCGACCTGCTCGCCGCGGCGGCGCAGCGAGCGAAGGATCGACGCCCCGCGGGGTGGCTCGGAAAACTCAGCCCCGAGCATCGCGCCGTGATCGTCGCGGCGCGTGAGCAGTGGCGGGCGGCGGGTGGGAGCGAGACGAGCAACATCACCGCGATGGGGCTGGCGACCGCCATCCATCAGCAGTTCACCGCGCTCGGCTATCCGATGCCTCAACCGGAGCATATTGCACGATGGCTGACAGGAAACCGGTGACCACCGCTGACTTGCTCGCCGGGGCCGCGGCGGCGTCGAGCGGTACGCCCGGCGTCACGGTCGAGGAGGTCACGCAGAAGGCTTCCGGCGACACGCTGGAGGCCCGTTCCGTCTCCGCGACGATCCGCACGGTGGACGACCTGCTCGCCCGCATCGGGGCCGACATGGCCCGGTACGAGGTCGCGGCGAGCGAAGCGACGTGCTGGGAGGGGCTGACCGCGGATCGCCTGTCGGGGCATCCAATCGTCACCACGCTTCATCGGGTTTTCGTTCGGCTCAAGCCCCGGGCCGGGCCGGGCGTGAAGGAGTGCGTCGAGGCGATGATCGAGGCGGCGGCGGGGTCGATCCGCCGGCCGGCGGTGAAAGCCTCGCGGGCCCGCCCGAGCGACTGCTACGGCGTGCTCGTCGTGGCCGACGTTCACTTTGGCAAATACGCATGGCGGCCAGGCACCGGGCACGACCCCTATGACCTGGCTGCGGCGGCCTCGCGGGTTGAGGATGCGTCGACGCGGCTCCTCGAGGCTCTCGCCGGCTACCGGCCGGGGCAGGTGCTCGTCGCGTTCGTCGGCGATCTCTTTCACGCGGACAACCCCGCGCTCACGACGACCGGCGGCACGGCTCTCGCCGGCAGCACGGACGGCCGACTGCAGAAGATGATCGGCATGGGCTGCGACAGTTTGCTCGGCATCGTCGACGCGGCGGCGAGCGTCGCCCCGGTCGACTCGCTCGTGGTGAACGGAAATCACGACGAGACGCTCACGTGGGCGTTTCAGCGGATCCTCGCGGAGCGGTTCCGGACCGACGGCCGCGTGAACGTGTCGCAGGATTTCACTGGCCGGCAGTATCGCCCCCTCGGCCGCAATCTCCTCGGGTTCGCGCACGGGCACCGCGCGAAGAAGAAGCTCCCGCAACTCATGGCGATCGAGCGGCCGGCGGACTGGAGCCAGTGCCCGTATCGGGAGTGGCATACCGGGCACCTGCACCACCAGGCCGCGGAGTGGAGCCGCCCGATCGAGACAATCGACGGCGTTCTGGTCCGGATCGCCCCGTCGCTCTCCAGCCCGGACGACTACCACTCGACCCACGGATGGGTCGGCCAGCGGGAAGCGATGGAAGCGTTCGTCTACGACGCGGCCGGCGGCCTCGCCGCCATGCACGTCGCCGGCCCGCGGATGGCGGCGAGCGCTTGACACGCCCGGCACGATGCCCGGCGTCGCCTCCATTCATCCGCCCCCCGCAAGGAATCGCCGCATGGCCGCCCCCCGCCCCTGGGTCTACATCGCCTCGCCCTACACGAAGGGCGATCAGGCGCAGAACGTCGCGTTTCAGATGCGAATCTGGAACATGCTTCTCCACGCCGGCGTGACGCCGATTGCTCCTCTCTGGAGCCACTTCCAGCATCTCCACCTGCCACGGCCCTATGAGGACTGGACCGCCTACGACAACGAGATCATCCAGCGGTGCGACGCGTGCCTGCGGCTCGACGCGAGGGACGTCTCGACGGGCTACCGGCAGCACGAGTCCTCCGGGGCCGACGCGGAGGTCGATCTGTTCCGGAAACTCGGGAAGCCTGTGTTTTTCGACGTCGCCGACCTGATTCGGTGGCAGGCGGCCGACGCCGCCCCCCCGACGCCCCCGGCGCCGACCCCCGCGGAGCAACCCTCCGCCGCCGTGCGGCAGATCATCGACCGCTACCAGCTCCGCGGCGCGGTGACCGTCGTCGGGATCGCGGGCCCGATCGGGGCCGGGAAGACGAGCGTCGCCGGCATGATCCCCGACGCGTGCTGCCTGCAGTGGGCCGACCCGATCTACCGCGGTCTGGCCTGGATGCTCGGCGAAGACGAGGAGAGGCTCCGCGACCGGACGAACAAGGAGCGAGGGCTCAACGTCGCCGGCCTCGACCTGACCCCGCGGCACCTCACCCGAACGCTCGGCACCGAGTGGGGCCGCGAGCTGATCCACCCGGACCTCTGGGTGGCCCTGGCGCTGCGTGAGATCCAGGGGAAGAACCTGTTCGACCGGCGGACCGTCTTCGCCATCTGCGGCACCCGATTCCCGAACGAGGCCGCCGCGATCCGGAGTCTCGGCGGCGAGGTGTGGTGGGTCGATCGCCCCGGCCTCGAGCACGCCGCCCCGGCGGCGCCGGTGCACGTGAGCGATCAGATGCTTCGCCTGGACGACTGCGACCGCGTGATCGTGAACAGCGGCACGCCCTTGGATCTCCAGAGCACGGTGCATCGGGCGTGGGGTGATTTCATGCGGGATCGTGTCGCCGGGGGTGCCGCGTGAACCTGCAGGACCTCCGCGATGCGGTCTGGGAGTTCATCGACAACTCGACCTACTGGCTCACGATCGCCGCGGCGATCGCGTTCCTGGCGGGGGTCGGGATGCTCTGGAGGATTGCCGCCGACGTCCGGGCCGTCCGGATCGCGGTCGAGGCCGCAGCGTCGCCGGCGGCCGCCGGCGACGCACACTGACCCGCCCGTCGCTCCCGGGGGACCGGCCTACCCCCTTTCGCCCGGCGCCCCCGGGAGCGCGGCTGGCGGTGCGGCCGATTGTTCGGCCGGCCGGACAATCTGCGGGAGGAGCTTCCACGGTGCCGGCCGGCGGGCTTCCGTGACGCGGGGGTCCAGGTAGCTACGCCGAGTCGTCCGCTCGCTCTGGTGCCCCATGGCGGCAGTTGCATCTGCTCCGGCCGCGTGCAGATGGGACGCCGTGGAGCGACGCAGGACGTGGAATTGAACCTCCCGGCCTGTCCCGAGGCCTGCCCGTCGCGTGAGGCCCTTCCATCGCTTCCTGAGGGCCTCCATGGAGGCTCCCCAGAAGAAGAGCGTCGGGGCCCGGTGGCAGAGCAGCATCTCGTCGAGCACGTCGCAGACCGCCGGTGGCAGCTCGTAGACCCGCTCGGTCCGCCGGCCCTTCCTGAGGTGCGGCGGCACGGTGAGCCACGGTCGCCGGTAGCAGTCGCGCGGCACGGAGAGCGTCGCGGTGATCCGCTCGCCCGAGAAAAACAGCGTCCCCAAGAGCCCCGTGAAGAACACGCGGGCCGGCACGGGCCCGCACCACCCGGAGAGGCCCCGGGCCGCGGCGGCGAGCCGCTCGAGCTCGTCCTCGGTCAGGGCCCGCGGCGTCCGCTCGGGCACCAGCTCCGGCGTGACGCAGGGGCGGAGCCGAACCAGGCCGCGCGCCTGGGCCAGATTCCAGAGGGCCAGGAGCCCGGATCGCTCCCGGGCGACGCTCTCCGGGGCCAGGCGGGAGGCCCGGTGGCAGAGGAACTGCGAGACGAGCAGGTCGTCGAAGTCGTCGAGGGCCGGCGGCCGGCCGAGCCAGCGGCCGAACTGCGTGATCGCGTGCCGCAGGAGCCGGACGGATTCAGGGCTCCGGCCGCGGAGCCGCAGGGGAACGTAGATGTCTGTCAGGAATCGGTCGAGCGTCATGGTGTGTGCCTCTTTTGAATGAGTAGGTCACGCATCCATGCGGTGTCGTCCCTCCCTGGGTCAGTTCTGGTCGTGCGGGTTTTTCCGCTCAGGCATGGTTCGCTCCTGTCCCCGCCATTGTCCACCCTCTGCATCCGCGGAGGGGATTGCAACCCACGGGGCCCGCGAAAGCGGGCCTCGTGCTCCGGGCCCGCGAAAGCGGGCTTCTTCTCGCCGGATTTGTTGGAACATGCCAAGAAAACCCGCGAAACCGCGCCGCCATCCTCGCGACGTCCGCTCGTCCTACCCCGCGGTCCGCGACGCGGACTTCCGCGACGCGATCAGCACGGTCGAGGCCGCGGAGATCATGGGGATCTCGGACACCTACGTCCGGCGACTGCTTCGCGAGGGGCGGATCGAGGGCAAAGTGCTCACCGAGAAGGCGTACCTCGTGAGCGCGAAGGCCGCGAAGGAGAACGCCGCGGAGTACCGTCGGTCGCGCGGCGGCGTTGGCCGGCCCCGGTCGGGGGCGTGAGGGGGATTGTTTTCTCGTGAAAACAATCAGGGTAGAATGGGAGCATGATCGCTATGAGCAAGGCACGACGCGGTAAGGACAAGGCGGCCGAGCAGCCGCTCGAGTCGTTCGTATCGCTGCCCGAGGCCGCGAAGCTGGCCGACGTGACGCCGCGGCACATGCAGCGTCTTGCCGAAAAAGGGTTCGTCACGGCGATCAAGGTCGGGCGTAACTGGCTGGTCGACCGCGCGGCCGCCGCCGCCTTCGAGCGTTCCCCGTCCGTCGGACGGCCGCGGAAGGCCTAGTTTTCAGGCCTTTTCGGATTCTCGAAAAAAATCCGAAATGCCCCCTTGTAATTGTCCGATAACGGACTATGATTTGGGCACACGCGGGCAAGTGAGACCCGCGGCCACGAACCAGATGCGAAGGACCGAAACGATGACGACCATGACCAGCCGCTTTGCGATCCAGACCGCTGCCGCCAACTACGTGAAGGCGTTCATCGCCGGCGACGATCGCACCGCCGACAAGTGGAAGCTCGAATGGGCGATCCTCAAGGGATTCGCCAGCTACAGCCGTGAGGCCACCCTGGCTGCTGATTACCACGACTCGATCTGCAACGACGCGTGACACCCACGCCCCGCCCCGCCGGCACTGTGCCGGCGGGCACCGCAACCACACAAACCACGAAAGCCACAAACGATGAACGCCGCCGCGAAGCTTGCCGACCGGATCGCCACCCTGACGCTCGAGCAGATCGCCGACGTCATGGTGGGCCTGATGAACACCCACACCGCCGAGGCGGACGCCGTGTTCGACGCCTGCCTCCGAGCGGCAGAGGACCGGATGCCGAGCGGCGAGTTCCTGGCCCTCTGTGCCAGGCTCGAGGCGGCCGCCTGACCCGATTCCGAAAGAAACCCGCAGCACTTTTCCTGACGAAACCCGCTATGCACGAGCCCGCACCACTCCGCGAATGGATCGCCGACGCCGTGCGCGATTGGGCTTCGATCATGGCCTGCGAGATCCACGAGCGACTGGAGGCGGGCCGGCCGATGCCGGCGGAGATTCTGTTCATGTCTGCCCCGGCCAGCCTCGGCGAGCCTGTGGCCCGCCGGCGGCTGCGGCAGGTCGCCCGCTGCCTCCGGGATCTCTACCGCGACATGCACCGGGCCGGCGACCGCCCGACGCCCGGCGTGCCCGACACCGGAACCTACCTCGACGAGATGCGACGATGAACGACCTCAGTGAACTCGACCTACTCGCAGCCCGCGGCTGCCGGTTCGTCCGCGTCGCACGCGGCGAGAAGCGGCCGGCCGGCGGGGCCGGCTGGCAGCGGCAGTCGACCGACAACGTCTTTCACGTGACGTCGTGGCGGCAGGACGGCTGCAACGTCGGCCTTTTGCTCGGGCCCGACTCCGGCGTGGTGGACGTCGAGTTCGACGACGAGGCCGGCCGCGAGCAGCTCTCGGCGTTCGGGATTCTCGACCTGCGGACGCCGACCTGGCGGTCGAGCCGCGGGGAGCATCGCCTCTTCGCGTGGGAGCCCTGGATGCCACGCCGGGCGGTCATCCACGCCGACGCCCTGGAGATCCGCCTCGGCGGGCTCGCGGCCCAGAGCGTGCTCCCGCCGTCCGTGCACCCCTCGGGGGCCGCCTACGAGTGGATTGTTCGTCCGTCCGAAGCGACGGTCGCTCCGTTCCCGGCGCAGTTGCTTGCGGGGGTGACACGATGACCCCCCGCCTTTGGGACCGACTGATCGAGGCCCTCGTGTTCGTGCGCCTCGGGCAGCAGCTCGGCACCGACACCGAGCTGGCGCAGGCCGTCGCCGGCGGGCTGGACATGGCGATTCAGATTTTCTCGCGGTGCGATTCATTGTTCGGACGGTAGAACTAGCACCCTCACGGAGGAGAGAGATCATGGTTGCGGGGCAGAGAGTATTTCGGGCGGAGCTGTTCCACACGGAAAACGGCACGCCGCACTG